CCTCAATGCAGGCTTTCTCTTCCTCGGCGCTTAAGAAGTACCCGTCAGGGCACTCTACCACGGGAAAAGCATTACCGGCTGGTTCTTCACGAACAACAGTTGTTAATGCGTCCTTAAGGAGTGGGTTCACCCTTGCCTCTTGCAAAAGCGCCCGCCACTTCTTGATTGGAAGCGGATGTCGAGGGACTTTGTTGACCGCGTACTTGAGGTTTCTCCTCATCGAAAGTACAGCGTTCACGAATCCTTTGGCCGTGGTCGTGGCCTGGTCCGCGAATCCCAAAACATCCGACACATCGCCTCCTTTGAAGATGCCGGCATTAGTTTTCTTCTCCAGCACACCGTCTTTGAACAGAGTAGAGTTAATCTCTGCGAGGCCGGTGCTGCTAATCATCGTTTTATCTTGGTTGACCTCCAGGCCCACTTGCCCTCCGTGCCAAACCAAGCGCGGCAGAAATGTCAAGCCCCCATTGGGTGTAGGAGACTTCAACAGGAGATCATCGCCGTTGATGAGACAGCGATGACTCGTCCACTCTTTGAACGAGATTTCACCATCCTCGAGAAGGTCGTTAAGGGCCAAATCGACACACGTTTTATTAATCAGGCAAAGAAGGGGAAAACTCATCATAGACCCCATAGGTTGTCCGCGTGTTGCTAGTTTTCCGTCTAGCTTCAAGCTTCCAACCTCTCTTAATGCCCATTTTTGTGTGTCGGTAAGACCTACCGACTCTTGGATTAACACCTCGATGGCCTCTCGCGTGTACGCGGTTTTAATATTGTCGGTTGCTTGACGATAGTCAACCGATACGTACTCGCCAGGTCCATTCAACGAGGTGACTTTCTCCGGGGTTGGCGGCCCCTTAAGAAGCCATCCCTTCCTTGATAGTGTCGCAAACAGCGCACGATGAAGTGGGTAAAGTACCTCGGTGTTTGCTCCGCTATAAAGCGTAACAATCCGAGGCTTTCCTGCAGACAGGGCTAACATGATCGACATATCGTCGCTCAAGTCCTCTGCATTCCAGTTACCACCCGCCATTCTATCGTTGTTTACCGTGCCATGACCGTTCGGGATATACGGCCACGTACCCACTAGGTTCCACTTCGGATCGACATTACGTCGAAACGCAGCCCTGAATCTGGAGAGATGGTCGTCATCCACCTGCGCTCCTTCGAACCTTTGTTTCTTCCATTTGTCAATTTTCTTGTCGTCGTCCCTCGCGCACCATTCACAGATGCGCTTCTCGACTTTGCAGGCTGTCTTTAAAGACAGTTCATCTGCCAACCCTAGGTCGGGGCTATCGAAGCAGAGCCGTATTGCAGTGCGAAACTCACCGCATCGGATACGGGAAGGGAGAGCGTGCGCCCTCTTCAATCCGCGATCGAGCTCAAAGAACCTAACCACAGATTTCGCCTTCCTCCTCAGGCGAGCCATATTTTCACAATCCTCCGGCTGGCATTCCGGGGGTGTCTCCTTTTTCTCTTGACGATCGGGGGGAGTTCCCCGGGGCTGGTTATCCTCGACCACGTAACACCCAAAACGTGACCGGCGGTGTCGTTTTTCTAACAAAAAGGAACTCGAGACGAGCCCGAGAGGAATTACAACTGGTTCGGCGTAAGGAAGCCAGAACAACTTAACTGGCCAATTATTCCTTGTCACCATAATTTGATTTTTCCTTTTGTTGTGCTTCAATTCGCTTTTATACACTTCGGGGTTATCACCCAACCCGGTGTTTTGGTGGCGGTAATAGTGATAGGGAATGGGAATCACCATGTCCACTGACGCAACTTCCAAGCCTGCTTTCATCCCCACGCTACCCAGGGATCGATCAACCGCGCGCGAGGCACTGTCATATCACGAACCGTTAGTAATACTCACAAGCTCTTCCGAAACGTTTGGCGTACTAAAGCCAACTTGGCAGCAAGACCCCAACGTCCCTCTTTAGAGTGGTATTTCACAACCACACTCACCAGGCAGCCAGCACTACCTGCTGCTGTCCTTAAAACCCCCGGCCTGGAGCCATTTTATCGTCGACCTGTACGGTCTATTGTCAAATGACACCTACATGCGAGCAACCGCCGCGTTTTCACGTGACGGCCCCGGGCGCACAAATTCCGGGCTCCTTTTG